CTTTTGGGCCATTTTATTATAGTTCTATTTTAGACTCGGTTGGTCCTGAAACTATCACAGATAATGGAATAAATGTTCAAAGTAGAAAATTAAGTAAAAATTTTAGAGAATCTATAATTGAGACAAACAGTATTCTTCAAACTCTTGGTTCTACCCTTACTGTTCCTTTAAGAAATTTTGAAGCTGTTATAAACTATAATTATCCAACACAAACAATTGACGGTAACAGCACATTAACTTTACAACAAGATTATTTTGATGCTGATCAATTTTCAGTTTCTCAGATAGCATCACTACCAGACTCAACCAATTACTTGCATTATTATGCAGGATTTACATTAATATTTGAAAGTGTTGTGGATGCTCCAGATGAATTTAATGACGGTCAATGGCAAATTTTAAATCCATATTCATACATCAAATATTCAAACGGTAATACATTCTTTCCTGCAAATTGGGCTACTGTTAATGGTGAAGATCGTAATTATATGAGTTTTATATTTTATGATTATAAAATTACTGCGGTCACATTATCAGCTTCATACAACATAGGGTTACAAGACTCGATCACCACTACTATTACGGTTAATGATTTACCCCACGCATCAATTTTTGATGGTTTAAGACTATCAGTTCTTAATGGTTCCTCTGAGCTATTTGCGAAAAATTTATTATACTCGACTTCTAGTAGTAATGATTATAGAATTCCGGGTTATTCTGAAATAGGTATAACCAATTTTGCTGCCTACTATACATCTACTCCAAGAGCAATAACTAGTATATTTGTTGGTAGTGGAGCAGTATTGGGAGGAATAACAATTTCTCCTCCAGCTACTGGATGGCCAGCAAGCTCTACTCTTACAGTTAGAGTAAGTCCAATATTTAAATCGTTTATTGATATACCAACAAATCTTACAGTATTACAGGAAAATTCTTATATCCGTGACACTACATTTAGTACAGTTTCTCAAACAACAACTGGCGGTGGAGGTGGTGGATCGTCTAGCGGTTCAGTAAGTGTATCAGAATCAACTGTTACAGGTGTTGTATTTGATACTACTATTAATGATTTTTATGCAGGATTCCTATGTGGAACAACTGCATATAATATCATCACCAATAATAGTACTGCTTCGTATTCAGTGCTTACCAGTAGCAGCACAGCCTACGCCAATGCCAAGGCTGCGTTTGATGCAGGAACATTAACATCAAATACTTCAACAGACGTTGAAATACACTCTCTACTTAACTACATGGATTACGGTGGAAACATAATTGTTGCCCCGACTATTGATGGATTGTTAGGAAGCAATTATGAATATGATATAGTATTCACCGAAGACAATAAGAGATATGGCGAATTGATGCGTATTGGTTCTGAAAAGAACCATGCAATTGTTATTGTTGGAACATCCCTTGAAGAGGATGCAGCTTCATTTGCAGCTCCAGCATATACCAATCTCAATTCAGCAGAGCTTGTCGATGGATTGACCTATATGACAACCGCAAATAAGGGTGAGTATGTTTTCTCAGTACTTGGCTACAAGAACAGAAGTCGTTTCTATGGTTCTGGTACTGAAACTGTTCGCCTATATCTATCATCAGATGTTGCAGGGGCGTATGCTCGTTCTTATGTCGAGAACAAGTACCATCTGTCTAGTTCTGGTTCGGCTAGAGGTGGAATTAAAACTTATTCAAATATTACTCCAACCATAGTAGATCGTGATCTTTCTGGTTATTACAACAGAGGTATCAATCCAATCTACATTCCAAGTGGTACAAACAGAGCTGCTATTTGGGGAGATGCTACTGGTATCACCACAGAAAACGAAGCATATAGAAAATCAGCTTCAATCTCCAAGAACACTAGCACAATTAAGAGAGAATTTAAGAAGATCTTTGAAGACTTCCAGTTCGAACAAAATAATGCTGGTACAAGAGCACAATTTGTTTCAAGGGCAACTACTGTTCTTGATAAGTTGCAATCCGTTGGTGGTCTTTCTTCCTACACGTTAATTTGTAATGAAACAAACAATACCCCATCTGTTGTAGCACAGAAGAGATTAGTTGTTGACCTGACAATAGTACCGAATAATTCAATTGAATCTATAGTCCTTAATTTTGTTCTTAATCAAATCTAATAAATAGTATATGCCGATTACCACAACCACACAATCAAACACATTTAACATAAATCCAGTGTCTGCTACGGATCACTACACTGGATTTTTGTGTTCCACATCGACATATAATTTATTAGGAACAACTGCTGATTCGTTTACGAATCTTGAAACTATTTCAGATTCAATTTCAACTTTGTCAGCAAGAACAAGCTATACCAGTATTACCACAAACAGTCTTGTTGATAAAGAAATTCATTCAATATTTAATTGTATGGAATATGGTGGTAAAATGGTTATTTCTGGGACTACTGCTGGACTGGCCTTATCATCAGCTAAAATTTCAGAAGTTATAGCCGAGGATGCCTCTAGATATAGCGAGGTAATTAGTGTGGCCAAAGTTAGACTCAATTGCAATGCGATTATCGGTTCTGACAGAGATGAAAGTGGAAACTACGCCAATCCTGATCAAGCATCAATTATTTCCTCAGTATCAACTCAATTGGGATCTACTGGAACAACGGCAATTTCTTATCTCGCATCCACAATTATTGGCTATAAAGAAAGACCAAGATTCTACACAGGTAGTTCATCTTCTACAAGCGCAATTACAATTTTCCTTGTATCTGATGCTGCTGGAGCAAATGCTAGAGCGTCAGCCCAATCAAAACCATATTTAACCTCTGCTGGTGTTTATAGAGGAGAACTTTTAAATTATACGAATGTTATTCCTAAGCTTTCATTTACATCATCAACTACACTGGCTTCAAGAGGAATAAATTATTTTAATTATTTACAATCAAAGGGTAAGTATTATCTTTGGGGTGATGAAACAGGATTCCGGGATAGCACAAGCGCAAAAAGTTCTTATGGTTTCTCCAAAGCATTCCTTTACATTAACCGCGAAGTAACTTCTATCTTGGATGATTATGTCTTTGAATTTAATGATGCTACCACTAGATCAGCAATCAAATCAAAGATGCAGAATATACTTGATCCGATGATTTCAAACGGATCTTTAGTAAGTTATACTTTGATTTGCGACGAAACTAATAATCCACAAACAGTTATCAATCAGAGACAGCTTAAAGTAGATCTAACAATAGTACCAAATCTACCAGTTAACAGTATTACTCTAAGCTTCAGAATATCTCTGTTGTCATGAACATAGTTAACTACGGACAAACTTCTACACCAAGCGACTTTAAAGTTCTCGCTTTTGTTACTCCATTAACGCAGAGTGTTTTGTCTGGTATTACCACTTCCAGCCTTGGATCTGATCAGTTAACTTATGTAGAGTCGTTAGAAGATTTTGTAGATACTTTATTTGGTTATACTGCTATAACTTTTCAAGCTGGATCAGGAGCAACTGCTGAGAAAATAACGGATGTGGAGTTACATGGCATAATGACGATGCTTGAATATGGAGCATCTGTATATGTTATGAATACTACTGGTTTAACAAAATCAGGTGCATATACAACAAAAAATATTCAAAGCGTTATTAACTCAACAGGTGCAGGGTGCATTGTAAATAATGTATTTGATGGTTTGACTGGTTCTGGGTTTACTGGAATACAAGATACTCCAATAATAATTCAAAATACAGATTTTGAACAAAGATTGTTAAATTATTTTATTGCAGAAGTTAATGATCCGGGAAATACAGCCGGAACACCCTTTACATATAATGATCAGCTAGGAGAAATATATGCTATTTTTCAAGATGATGTTTTATCGTCTGAATCATTTACAGAGCAATTTCCATCACTAGGCATTTTTGCTTATGACACATTTCCATCGTCAGTTTATGGAACTTCAGAATATAATAATTTTATCGTGTCCAATGGAAAATTGATCGATCAAAATATTATAGAACTTTTGGGTATCAAGATAAGAAATAGATGTATCAATCCAGAGACAAATCCAGAATCTACAAGCGAACTTTGGACTAAAATTCCCGTTCCAATGGTTTATGATCTTGCTGGTCAGTTTTCAAGACTTAATTTGGCTAGAACTCCATGGAGTAGTACATCAAATTTCTTAGTAGGTCCATTGCTCAATATTGTTCAAGATGATGGTGAATATGTTTTGCCATTTTCGGATAGCAATTCAATAGCTGAATTTAAAAATACAATCACCGGACTTATCAATAATAGAATAAATTATGCAACTTTCTATAGTTTTGATGGAATTTATGGTTGCTATTTCTTGAGTGATCTTACTTGTGAATCTCAAAGTGATAATTCGGCTCCATTTACGCTGGCTCAAAGCGAAAAAAGCGTTTATTTTGTAAATATTACAAAGTATATTAAAAATAAAATTTCGTCAATATGTGAAAATTATGTATTTGAACTCAATAATGAGATAACTCGCTTACAGCTAACATCTGAAATATTGACTTTCATGAATGGATTACTGTCTGATGGGGCTATTAATAATTTTAATGTTGTTGCGGATGATACAAATAACACATTTGAAGACCGTATAAATAGAAGGTTGAAGGTTGATGTAGCCTATACAACCAATCCAACAAACGATTTTGTGGAGCAATCAATAATTATTATACCTTAAAATACATAGATAATAGGGTAGAAAACAGATGAGCAACGCAAATTCACTAAGTTATTTCAAACAAAAATTCAATGGTGGTACTCGCCAAAATCGATTTGAGGTTGAAGGTAATTGGCCTAGTATTATCACTGAAAACCCACAAACATGCTTTCATGTTGTAGCTGCCAGTATGCCCCAATCCGATGTCGGCATAATTCAAATTCCTTATAGAGGAAGAGTTGTGAACTTGGCAGGAGATAGAGAATACGAGGCATGGAATCTTGTCATTTATGATGACACAGGGACTAATTCTTTATGGAAAGCTTTCACTAGCTGGTCAAATAGAATTAATAAAATTTTAGGAAATGTTATTGACAGTAATAATCTAAACTTTGTAAGAACAAAAACTAACTGGAAAGTTAGACAACTAAATACAACCAATAACGTTACTCTTCGTGAAATGGAGCTACTTGGTTGCTGGCCTGCTTCTGTAGGTGCTTTAAATTTTAATGCTTCAAATGTTAATCCTGTTGTTTTTAATGTAACAATGAATTACGATCAATTTAGGATAACAAAATACTCATGAGCTGCGATAGCAAAATTTCAACATTCAGAGATGCGTTTGCATCTTTTCCTAGAGGTAATAGATATTCCATCTCTGGACAAATTCCTAATTCTAATAACGGTTGGGGTAATGATAACACTGGCGGATTCCACATACATGCTCTTGCATTGACTGTTCCTCCAGCAAATCTTACTACTCTTAGATATAACTATAGAGGTAGAACTCTTAAAAATCCTGGAGATAGACTTTTTCCGTTTTGGAATGTAACTATTTTGGATGACAGTGGTACTGACACCGTATGGGAAGCGTTCCACAAATGGAGTAACAGTATCAATGATCATGATTCAAATTTAAGAACTACCTCCGCTTCAAGCTATGATTCTTATAAGCAGAATGGATGGATAGTTAAGCAATTAGGTCTCAACGGAGATACGATTAAAAGCGTAACTCTTGAAGGTTGCTTTCCTTACATTGTTGGACCAATTGAGCTTGATATGAATCAAAAAAATACTGTGTGTCAATTCAGTATGGTAATAGCATACGATAGCGTGGTTGATGTGTTTACAAAAGACGGAACAATTAATATTAATTAATAGGATTTATTATGGCACTATCTGATATTTTAGGTTTTAGCTTTGGCAAAAAGAAGGGTAAAGAGGTCGTAGGTGATCAATCTATTGCTTCTCCTATGCCTCCAGAAGATTATGATGGAAGCTATCTAGTCGAAACTGGTGGTGTGTATGGTACATACATTGATTTTACAGGTAATAGTAGAGATGATTCTGCGTTTATTACGCAATATAGAAACATGTCTCTATATCCTGAAGTAGATACAGCGATAGACGAAATTGTAAACGAAACGATTGTGCTTGGCACAGATCGTAAGCCTTTAAAATTACAATTAGATAAATTAAATCTATCGGATAGTATCAAAACTAAAATTCATAAAGAATTTGATAGTCTATTAAAAATTTTAGATTTTAAAGGTAAGTGCTATGAGATTTTCCGTAGATGGTATATCGATGGAAAAATTTATTACTATATTGAAATTGATAATGATAATCCGCAACTAGGTATTAGAAAACTGATACCGTTGGATCCAATTAAAATCAAAAAGATTAAAAATCTAAAAAAAAATCAAAAAAGAATTGGATCTTCTATTGTCCCTCTTATTCAAGAGGTA